AAAAAGAATTCAAAAGAAGCAATGGCTTGGACAAAGAAAGCATTACGTCATTTATTTCGTAAAGCAAAAATTGGAAATGTTGTTACTCAATTTACTAATTCACTCCAAATTACCAAGAAAGGAGTTATGCAATCAGTTTTTGAATTACCTGCTTTAATTTACCACAGATTTCAAATTGGTAGAAATGAAGATTCTTCTTCTAAAGTTAAGGTAAGACAAGTCTGGTGTGTGCCTCAAATAATTGTTGCTTTAGAAGCTTATTTCTTTCATAACATTTTAGAACACTGTAAATTTAATTCGGTGAATAATCCAGATTACAAGTATTCAATCGCTCAAAATAATATACTTATATCTAAGAGAATTTCATTGATGAGAAAAGTTAGAATACCTTCTCTCGATGGTAAATACTTTTTCTACAGTCTTGACTATTCAAAATACGACAGAAGCATACCTGTCTGGTTTGTTGACATATTTTACGCAATAGCTAAAGAAAGTTTATGCGAAATGTCAGATCATGAAGAAAAGCTTTACAATTTACTTAGATTATTTACGAAATATACACCCTTTATTTTTGAAGGTGAATACTTTTTTAAGCTTAGAGGAATATCTTCTGGTTTATATATTACAAACTTTTATGATACTTTATTCAACATGACGTTGATTAAAATGACAGAGCTCATTTTCTTTAATGATGTACAAACATACAATACTATTATGATGAATGATTACAACTTTTTCATGAGAGAAAATAAATTCAGAGATAAATTAGACTCCTATAGCCTAAATTTTGAATTTGACGCCCTCTTTTTAGGAGATGACTGCCTAATTTATTGGTGTGATAATATTGTTACTTTACTCAAAAAGATCTGTTTCTTTTTAGGTATGGAAGTAAGCATTAAGAATAAAACTTTGAATGAAAATGATGATGTATTTTACTTGGGTAGATATTGGGATATTTTTGGAATCCCTGATCAGTCTTTTGAATATATGACAGATCACATCATATTTAGAACTAAATACTATAAACAGCAAGATTTGGATTTCGATTTAAAAGATTTAAACGTTATGCGAGTCTTGAGTATTTGTTTACCTTTAAAATCGGGTAAGGATTACTTGAATAAGGCCTTCTATGACTGGAAACCTTTACAAGAATTCTATGAAGAGAAG